CGCCCGACTTGGCCGAAGAGGCTGCGGCGGCGGTCCAAGCGATTGAGGCCCTGTCGCATTCGGAGGACGCCGCATGACGCCCTCCGAAGCGCAAGCCGTCGTCCTGGCCGCGCCGCTGAACCTGCTGAACGGCGTCACCATCCTCGACGTCGTCGGGCTTGAGGGCGACCGCGTCATGCTGACCATCACCCTGGCCAATCTGGGAACCTGGACGTTCGAGGTCCAGGTTCCGTTTGGTCCGCTCCCCCTGGCGGCTCCCGAGCTGCTGGCCGTGGCCGTGCGGGCGCAAGATCGGATCTCGGACACCCTGGCCATTTACGAGGTCCAACCCGGACGCGGGTTCAACAACGACGGTCGCGGCGGCCTGAACACGGTTCCGGGCTTCCGGGCGGCGGACGGGTGGGTGTGATGGGCGACGTCCACAAGCTCCAGCTTGTCGAAGTCGGCGAGAACTTCGTGTTCCCGCCCGACGAAATCCTTAAACAGGCGAAAGGCCAAGGCTTCGCCAACGTCGTCGTCATCGGCGAGTGCGATTGCGGCGCCCTGTGCGTCAGCGGGGCCAAGAACGCAGGCGAGGCCATGATCCTGCTGCATCGGGCCATGGCGCAAATCTGCGGGATCGGGGGCGAGCATGACGGACGCCTATAGCCCGACCGGCCCGCAATTCGACGCCCAACCGACGCCCGCCGAAGGCGAAGGGGACGATGACGTCCTGCTGGACCGCTTCGCCGCGTGGCAGGTGGCGCTGGAGGGTCATTGGAGCCAATGGCGCCAGGACACCCGGCTTTGGTACGACTTCGTGGCCGGGAAGCAATGGGAGGACGACGAGCGCGCCGACATGGAGGCGGCTCGGAAAATCCCCGTCACCTTCAACCTCGTCGATCCGATCCTGTCGGCCGTCCAGGGCGCCGAAATCCAGAACCGGCAACAGGTCCAATACTACCCGCGCGAGGTGGGCGACACGGGCGTGTCCGACGTCCTCACCCAAGGGGCGGAATTCGTCAACGACGAGTGCAACGGCGATCAGGAGGACTCGGAGGCCTTCTGGGATACGCTGGTCTGCGGCCTCGGCTGGACCGAGACCCGGCCGGAAATCGAGGGCGATCAGGTCAACCTCGTCAAGGAACGGGTAGACCCGCTCCAGATGTTCCCCGACCCGGCGGCCCGCAAACGCTGCCTGGAGGACATGCGCTATCTGAAGCGTGAAATCCCCATGTCCCCGGACGCGTTCGAGGACTTCAAGGCCGAAATCCACCGGCCGGACCTTGACGAACAACTCGACGGCCTCGACCCGTCCGGCAAGCGCGTCACCATCGTCAATCCGGCCGTGCGCTACACGCATGGGATGCTCGGGACCAACCCCGAAGAAGACACGGTGATCGTCTGTGAATGGCAATGGTGGGACCGCGAGCCCGTCACCCTGGCCGGTGTTCCCGATCCGCAAACCGGGACCATCAAAATCCAACCGGTCGATGACGAAACCCTCGCCCAACTGAAGCTGGCCGATCCGACCCTTCGGACGAGCAAGTCGCACCGCAAGGTCTATTACCGGGCCTTCGCCACCGACACCGAAATCCTGTTCAAGGAACGGCTTCCCGAGGCCTCGTTTCGCTACAAGCCGATCACCGGCAAGCGGGATCGCAACACCGGGACGTGGTTTGGCCTGGTTAAGCCGATGCTCGATCCGGCCCGGTTCACCAACAAGCTCTATTCGGAAATCCTCCACATCGTGCGGACCAACGCCAACGGCGGGATGGCGCTGGAAGAGGATGCGGTGGATGACGTCCGGCAATTCGAAAGCACGTGGGCGGCCACCGACAAGATCACGTGGCTGAAGTCCGGCGCTCTGAGCGGCGCCCATGGCCAGAAGATGCTCCCCAAGCAGGCCCCGCCGGTCCAGGTGGCGCTTTTCCAGTTGATGGAATTCGCCAAGGACATGGTGAAGGCGACCACGGGGGTGAACGAGGAAATCCTCGGCCTCGTGCAGCGCGAACAGGCCGGTGTCCTGGAGGCGCAGCGCAAGCAGGCCGCCTATGGGATTTTGTCGGCCTTCTTCGACGCCAAGCGGCGGTATCAGCGCGAGCAAGGCAAGCTCTTGCTGGCCCAGATGCGGGTCTATTTCCCGCCCGACAAGCTGGTCCGCGTGGTGGACAAGGGAACGGCGCAATACGTCTCCATGGCCCTGGCCCTGGAAACTCAGGTCTATGACGTGGTGGTCGATGAGGCGCCGTCCGGTCCCGATCAGAAGGCCAAGGTTCTGGCCGTCCTCATGCCGCTGCTGCCGCAACTGCTGGACGCCGGTCTGATCGGACCCGAGGCCATCGCCGAAGTCATCCCCTATCTGCCGATCCCGGCCGCCGTGGCCAACAAGCTGGCCGCCGCCATCCAAAAGCAGATGCAACAGGGCGCCCAACCCGACCCCGTGCAACAGGCCATGGCTCAAGCCGAACTCCAGAACAAGCAGGCCGATACGGGGAAGAAGGTCGCCGACAGCCAGCTTTCGCGGGCCAAGGCGACCAAGGAAATCGCCGAAATCCACGGGCGTCATGTCGAGCTGCTGAACGGCGGCGCCGCGCCCCTGCCGGACGTCCCGCCCTCGTCCAAGGGTCCGCCCGGCGGGATGCCGGGACAGCCTGGGGCGGCCAATGGCGGGGCGTCTGGTGCGCCCCTTGGCCAAGGGCTGGAGGGGCCGTCCGGCGACGGTTCGCGGAACACCGGCGGTCCCCAAGGGGCGCCTCCGCAAGATATGGGCGGCCCGCCGCCGCTGCAAGGAATCTAGGTCATGGGTGAAGATCGCGAACAGGGGTTTGAAGGTGTCGAAACCGAGGAAACCGAAGTCGAAACGCAGCCCGAAGAGGTCGAAGAAGACGGCGCTCCTGATGATGAAGAAGGGGAGGAACGGCGGCCTGCCCCTAAGCCTGTCGATTGGGAAAAGCGCGCCCACTCCCATGCTGGACAGGCTGCGCGCGAGCGCTCGCGAAGGCAGGCCGAACAGCGCCGAAACGCCGAACTTGAGGCCCGGCTCGAACAGCTCGAACGCCAGCGCGGCGCCGACAGCGGCGACGAGCTGCTGACCCTGATCGGCCATCTGTCGGATGATGACGAAGACCCGATTTCCGATATCCAGGCTGTCAAGCGGGCGCTGAAACTGTTCCGCCAGCGCGAGGTGCAGGGGACCGAGGAACAGCGGGCGCAACAGCGGGCCAATCGCGAGGTCGAAACGCTCCGCACGGCCATGGTCGATGCGGAGGCCGATTTCGCCGCCGATCATCCCGACTACAACGAGGCCGCCAGCTTCTACCGCAAGGCCCGCGCCGAAGAACTCCAGGAAATGGGCTATGGCGGCGACGAGCTGATGCAGAAGCTTTCGCAGGAGCTTTTCAGCTTCGTGCGGACGGCGTTCCAAGGCGGCCATGATCCGGCTGAACGGGTCTATAATCTGGCCGTCAAACGCGGCTTCAAGGCGGGCGGCGCCGTGGCCAACAAGAAGCTGGACGCCCTCGACCGCGTGGGCGCCACGGGCGTGCGTCCGCAAGCCCGTCCGGCGGCGGGCGTGCTGTCCTGGGGCGACGTCGCCAAGTTGGACGGGGCGGCGCGGGACAAGGCGTTCGCCAAGCTGCGCGAGCGCGAGCGGATGCGGAAATAAACCGCTGAACCGGCCTTGTGGGGCGGCGGAACGGTCGTAATCCGGCCCCTGTCCGAGTGTGTGGGACGTCGCGCTCGCCGTCCTGTCAGAGCTGTCCGCCCTTTGGACGGCGGGCGCGGTTCCACACTCCCCCTCGGACCCTTGAGCCGTCGCCTGAAGCGCCAGCCCGACGCACCCCCGAAGGCGGCGGCTCATTGCTCCCTCGGAGACCGCCGTGGCGAACATCAAGCAAGGTCAGCTCACCCCCGCGCCGCAATGGTGGAAGCATCTGCGCGACTGGAAACGGGTGTTCTGGAAGCGCGAGCGGCAAGCGGTGAAGCGCGCCATACGTCTTTAGGGCGGTACGTCTTCCAGGCCGCCGATTGACCGTCTGGCCGAACGCTCGAAAGCCTCCCGTCCAGCCCTTACCGGCCGCACCTCCATGCGCGTCCTGGCCATGACGAAAAACTGGCCGTCGTCCACGGGTACGAGAACCCCGCCGCCGGGGCCGCACGCGACGCGGTGAAGCCAAAAACCTTCACCCCTAGGCGAGCCCCAACATGGCCACGACCAATTACGGCGTGAACGCCCCCGAAGCCGTCAAGCTCTGGCGTTCGCAACTGGCGCGAGAAGCGCTGAAAGCCACCTGGATTCAGAAGTTCATCGGCGAAAGCTCCGACGACATTATCCAGGTGTTCGGCGAAACCGGTAAGTCGGCGGGCGACCGCGTGACCGTGACGCTGCGGATGCAGCTCACCGGCGACGGCGTGGCCGGTGACGGCACGCTGGAAGGCAACGAAGAGCCGCTGACCACCTACACCGACAACCTGTTCGTCGATCAGCTCCGCCACGCGGTGCGGTCGGGCGGCAAGATGACCGAACAACGCATTCCCTGGTCGATCCGGGAAGAGGCGATGTTGGGTCTGAAAGACTGGTGGGCGGGCCGTCTCGATACGGCGTTCTTCAATCAGGTCTGCGGCTACACCCCGGCGACCGACACCAAATATACCGGCATGAACGCCGTCATCGCGCCGGACGCTCAACACATCACCCGCGTCAACGGCAAGGCCTCGGATGAGGCCCTGATCGCCGGTGACGAAATGTCCCTGGCGATCATCGACAAGATGGTCGAGAGCGCCAAGCTGGGCTCGACCACGGGAACCGGCCCGGTCATCCGGCCGGTCAAGGTCGATGGCGAAGACCGCTATGTCGTGGTGCTGCACACCAAGCAGGTGACGCAAATCCGCACCAACACGGCGGCGGGCCAATGGCTCGATATCCAGAAGGCCGCCATGACCGGCGACGGCTCGCCCCGCAACCCGATCATGACCGGCGCCCTCGGCATGTACAACGGCGCGGTCCTGCACGAGTCCACCCGGATCACCAACGGCGTCAACTCGGCCACCGGCGTCCCGGTCGCCACCGCCCGCCGCGCCGTCCTGCTCGGCGCCCAAGCCTGCGCCATCGGCTTCGGGCAAGGCCAGTCGTTCAAGAACTTCGACTGGAACGAAGAACTCTTCGACTACGGCAATCAGCTTGGCGTCGAAGCGGGTCTGATCCACGGGCTGAAAAAGCTGCGTTTCAACAGTCTGGATTTCGGCGTGATCGTCGGCTCCAGCTTCACGTCGTAGGAGGTCATCATGGCTACCGGTGGCCGCAAGACGCAGCTCCAAGTCGTCCACGAAATCAGCGCCCAATTTGGCTTTGGCCAGACGTCCGGCGTGATCGGCGTTCTGCCCGCCGGGGCGGTGCTGGGGACCACGCATCTGCTCGTGTCGCAGGTGTGGAACGGGACCACGAACACGCTCGCTGTGGGGACCACGCCCGGCGGCGCCCAACTCCTGGCCGCCACGGACCTGAAGACCCTGGCGCGGGTGGATACCCCCGTGCCGTTCGCGGCGGCGGGTCCTCTCGGGGTCGATACGCCGATCTACGGCACGATTGCCAGCACCGGCGGCGCCCCGACCACGGGCGTCGCTACGGTCTGGCTGGATTACCTCGCCGGTCCTGGTTAGCGGGAGGCGCCCTTGCCGAACGCGCCGCGCGATACCGGCCTCCAGGTCATCCACTACGTCGCCGCGACGCTGACGGCGCAGACGCCGTTCGTCTCGGCGAGCGTGCTGCTGGGCGAGCTGCCGCTGGGCGCGGTGATCACCGACGCGGACGTGTCGGTGACGGGGGCGTTCGGGCCGGGGGCGCTGCTCCAGTTGAGCACGACCCCCGGCGGCCCGACCATTGTCGCCTGGAACGTGGCCACGGCGGCCAAGCTGAAGCTCAGCAACGCCAGTAACGCCCTTTCGGCGGCGGAGTCGGTTGTCGGCGGGCCGATCTACGCCCGCCTGACCGCCCTGGCGCCCGCCGGGACCTTGCGACTGGTGCTGTCCTACGCCCCCAAAGTGGGGTGACGCACCATGGCCAACCTGGGCGACCTGAAGCAGCGGATCATCGCTGAAACCCTGCGCGACGATCTGGCCGACGACATGGCGGGCGATCTGAACCTGATCATCGAGAAGTCGATTGATCAGTACGCGGCCTCGCGCTGGTGGTTCAACGAGAAGCGTACGACGGTCCCCTGCATCGTCGGGGACCAGTTCGTCGCCCTGCCGCCGGATTTCCGGTTTCTGGATGACGCGGACTTGGCTGTCGG